GCTCTGCGTAGCCGAAGCATGAGGATGTCTGAAGAGGCTGCTGGCATGGCCGCTGATGCTGAGAACTTCGCCGACGAGCTTCGCAAAGGAGTGCAGTCATGACACGCATCCGTAACTTTGGGTGGAATCGACTCAAACTGGCAACCCTGTCTTACGAAGAGATAAGCACTCTCGAAGAGCAGGTAAAGCAGGAGCACGCCTGCAAAGATGGCATCCACATGTACGACAAAGCAGGCCGAGACAAGCTCGATGCTCTGAGTTGGGCCGTATACAACAAACAGAAGCGGGAGATCGCCCAATGAGCAACATCGACAAACGCGCATTACGTGAAGCCGCCGAAAAACATGGAGATGACGACATTCTAGCGCTGCTGTTTGAGCTGGAAGCCGCAGAGAAGCGGATTGCTGAACAAAGGGAGATTATGCGCCAGTCCGCCAGTGATATCTCTTACGCAATCTTTAACCTGACGGGCTCTGACTTGAGCCGTTTGCAACCGGGCGTCGTTGAAACCACCGACCCGACTGATACAGCTTTAATTGCAGAGCGCAACTTACGCGCCGCAGCAGCCGGTAAAGGAGATGCATCATGAGCACCTTCACCAAAGAGCAGTTAATCGCCCGTATCAATCAGGTAACGGCAATCAATAAATACCGCATCAGTAGGGACACTGACGCTGATGGGTTGGTGATGGATAACGAGCTGTTTGCTATCGCGCTGGCATCGCTAGAAGCGGAGGCTGTGGGTTACTTCGGAAGATTCGACGCAGATGATGAAGACCTGATCGACCAGTGCAGTCAGAATATTAAGGGAGCATTCCCTCTTTACGCCGCCCCTCCAGCGCCGGTATCTGTGCCTGATGAAAAGGGCAAAGCTGATGACTTTGAGCTTAATGGCCCTCTGTCGTGCTATCAGGCTGGGAAAATTGATGGATGGAACGCCTGCCGCGCCGCCATGCTTCAGGGTGCCGAACCTGTAAAGACTGCTAACAAGTTGCCAGCCTATACGCCATGCAAGGATGCGCCAGAGCATATCTGGCTTCAGACTGCTGGAGTATGGCCAGAGAATGGCGAGTTCAGCGAATTAACATGGTGCAGCGACAATCAGCACAAGGACGACACTCTCTATGTTCGCGCTGACGTCGTGTCTGGCAACTCTCCGGCGATTCCGGATGGTTGGGTAATGGTACCGGTTGAGCCGACAGAAGACATGATCGTCAATGGATTCGAGTCAGAACCAGATGAGAGCTTTAGCGATGAGAAAGAGTGGGAAGCATACAACGCAATGAGCGGATGCCAGCAGGCGGCTCACCGGGCGAGGTTGTGCTGGTCTGCGATGATTGCGTCACGACCGAAGTTAAAACATGATCTCACTTGAGTATTTTTATTTTTAATCTCGCTATCATAGGGTGTTTTCTGATTTAGAGAACACCCTCAATTATTAAATAAATCAAAGGAATATGCTCAATTATGCCACAGCAGAGATCAACCTCTTTGAGGACAATTCCTCTGGATTTAGAGGTTAAACAAGAAGCGGTAATTAATGGTATTGAGATGGGAGTTCTTGATAACGGAATTCCATATCTCACGCAGAGCGGGCTTGCAAACGTCTGTGGCGTTCAGCGATTAAGGATTAAAGAAATCACTGACGAGTGGGCGCAGTCAGTTGAGCATGGTGTTTTCCGAAAAGGTAGGATGACATTTATTGGTACATACCTTCTGAATGAAGGTTTTACTGATGAAAAGTTGTACATCCCTATCATTCGCAATGGTGTTGAGTACCATGCTTATCCAGATGTCGTCTGCATGGCAATCTTGGAATACTATGCATTCGAGGCCAAGCAAGCTGAAAGTGAAACTGCTATAAGATCATATCGTGAACTGGCGAAAAAAGGGCTTAAAACTTTCATATATGAAGCTCTCAAATATCAGCCTGAGGATCCATGGCGCCATTATCACGACAGGGTTTCACTTCTCAAAGATAAAGGCTCAGTCCCTGACGGATACTTTATCATCTTTAATGAAATCGCAGGTATGATGGTTGATCTCATCAATGCTGGCTTGGCTATAAACCAACATACTGTTCCTGATGGAAGTGTCGGAAGTTGCTGGGCTCGCCATTGGAACAGTCAAGAGTTGGGGCGTGAATTTGGGGAACGGGTTGATTGTGAGCATTATTACCCAGAAGATTTTCTCCAGGCTCGGTCTAATCCACAGATAATCAATGCTTACCCTGACGGTGCTCTATCTGAATTTCGTAGATGGTTCAAACATCAATATCTTACGACCAAATTCCCACCTTATATATTGAAAAAGTCAAATGTGCTCCCTGGGGGTAAAGAGGATGCTACTCGCTTGATTGAAGCATTCAAGCAAGCAGGAATCGAAGGCAAATAATAACAGACAGGAGATCGGTCATGCAGGATTACATCGTTTTTGGACACGGATATGACGGTGATGTTAGGCAATTCGATGATAACCAAGATGTTGTTCGTGTTGTATCAAAGCCAGTAATGATGAAAGCTTGTGAGATAACACCACCTGGATCTGAGTTACGTTTTTACGATCTCAACGTTAACGTGATGGAGTGCAATGGAAAAAGATACAATGTGGCTGCTAATAATTTACCTTCTAAGGAAGAATTGCAACTCGCTGTCATGAGGGGCGACCCAAAACCGGTGCCTCACAGGTGAATTGATTTTCCATAATCAACCCGCCATAATCATGTCATCGGAGCCTGAACAACTTCGATGACTTCTGCGCATTTAAGGGGACTTAAATGCGACAACAATCTGAACATCTTCACCTGTCACAGATGCAGAAATGCACCTGCGATTTCTTGCATTCAGCGTTACCTCTCGGAGGTGGCGTATGAAACAGCAATTCCACCTCGTCAACGACACCGTCAAACAGAACGCCATCAACTTCATCCGTGAGTTGCCGGTCGATGCAAAGCGCCCGCTGATTCTCGACATCAAAGAGATGACGCGCACGCTTCAGCAGAATCGGAAGCTTTGGCCGCTACTGAAAGATCTCTCCGACCAGGTTCTCTGGTACGGCAATAAATACGATTCCGATGACTGGAAAGATTTGATCACCGCTATGGTCGCCAAATCCAAAAAGCAGGAGCAGCGAATGGCTCCCGGGATTGATGGCGGCATTGTGATGTTCGGGCAGCGTACCAGCAAGATGACGGTGCGCCAGATGGTCGAAGTCATCGAGGCTATCTACTGGTTCGGCACGCAGCAGAACGTCAAATTCAGCGACAAATCCCGCCTCGAAATAGAGTGGGCCAAGCAGTGGGGTGATCGCAATGCGTAAACCATCCCGCCGTAAGTGCAAAGTATGCGGTGAATACTTCGTGCCGAAATTTCACGACATCCGGATCCGCTGGTGCTGCCCGGAGCACGGCGCAATCCTCGCGATGGAAGAGCGCGAAAAGGAGAAGGTGAAAGCCGCGGCTAAACGGATCAAGGAGCAGAAAGAGGCAGAGAAGGAAGGGCGCAAGCGTCGTGCTGAGCGTCGCAATGACCTGAAGCCGATCCGTCACTGGGTGCAGATGACTCAGCGTGCCTTCAACGACTGGCGCCGTGAGATGCTCTTGGCTGCCGGTTATGGCTGTATCTCCTGCGGAACCAAATCTGCATTTGTCTGGCATGCCGGGCATTACCGCACAACAGCGGCTGCACCACAGTTGCGCTTCAATCCAGATAATTTGTGGTTACAGTGTCCAGTCTGCAACGTTCATAAATCAGGGAATATCGAAGCATATCGCGCAGCTCTGGTCGAGCTGATCGGCGAAGAGCGCGTACTGGCCCTCGAATCCAACAACGAAACTCACCGTTATACCCGCGAAGAACTGGACGGCATCCGCGCCGATGCCAGGGCGAAGCTTCGCGCCATCAAACAGCAGGAGGCCGCATGACCTTCACCGACTTCCTGCGCTACCAGTACGAAAGCCAGTTACGAGCAAATCTGCCACCAGTAGCAAAGCACAGCCAGACCAAAACCAACCAGCCACATAAGGAAGCCGCATGAACAGTCAGCAACTGGAATACGTCCGTCAGCAGCTCATTGTGGCGACCGCAGATCTGAGCGGGGCGACAAAAGGGCAGTTGGTAGCTTTCGCCGAGAACGCGCAATTCACCGCGACGGCGCGCAGCCGGGGAAGGAAGAAAATCACTGACCCGGTCACCGGCCGGAAAGTTAACCCTGATGGCCCGGCGATGAGCGGCAGCCAGTCCCGCGCTAAGGGATCGTCCATCGCTCTGGTGGGTCCGGTGGAGTTCGTGACAGCATCATGGCGCCGCGCTGTCCTGTCGCTGGAGGACCACCAGAAAGCATGGCTGCTGTGGAACTACAGCGAGAATATCCGTTTCGAGCATCAAGTGGCGATTACTCAGTGGGCCTGGTCAGAGTTCCGGGAGCATCTCGGCGCGAAGAAGGTGGCGGGCAAGACGATGGAGCGCCTGAAGAAGCTTATCTGGCTGGCGGCCCAGGATGTAAAAGCGGAACTGGTGGGGCTTGAGACGTACGAATATCAGGCGCTGGCGTCTCTGGTTGGCGTAACGCCAAAGAACTGGTCAGAGACCTTTACGGACCGCTGGGTAGAGATGCGCCGCATCTTCCTGCGCCTGGACAGTGGAGCTTTGTTGCAGGTTACGCGATCACGTTCACAACAAAAGGCGACAAATTTAGACTCAAGTCTTGCAAAACTGGATTGAAAAGCATATATTTCATGTAAATCTGATATCGTCGCCATAGCTTCGTAGGTCGACAAAGAATTAAGAGCCTCGCCAATGTGCGGGGCTTTGTTTTTTGTGCTTTATGTAAACCAAGTAGTCTTTAAAAGTTAAAAATCATTTTTTACTTATGTAAAATGTGGCCTCCAGTAAAAACAGAGAGGCCTCATCATGAAGAACTTCCAGCTTTACGTTGGCGGCACTAACAACATCACCTATCGTTACGAAATCAGAAAGGTGGATGATGCTTTTAGTGTTCGAATATTCAACGTTATAAACAAAGTGCACAAAGAGGTTGGTAGCAAGTCACTTCGCTTTGTATCAGCCCATGATGTCATTGATGAGTGCACATCGCATTACAGGAGGCACGCTAAAGGCTTAAGAGGCTTTTTACGCGGGCTCAAAATGTGGTGAAGGTGCAATTCAACAGACAGGTCGCTTAGGCGGCCTTTTTATTTGCCTGTAGCTAAGCGGTAAAGCTCCCAAATCATAATTGGATGATTGCTGGTTCTAATCCAGACGGGCGACCCAAACCCACTTCCTGGGACCCTTCGGCCATAGAGCCGACATTGCCTTACCCTCATCTTCCCGGCCTGTCGCTGGCTTTTTTTTCGCGCTTCGCATGCGCCTCGCAAAAACGTCGAACCGTTCACTTTGAAATGAGCCTTTGAGGAAGTCAGTTAGTGCTGGCGAGCCTCGACGGGCTGATTTCCTATGCGACAAAGGTTCATCTCAAAGAAGGAAAACGCCATGTTAAAAGATCCTTCCAAGGAAGAGATTGAAAAATACTTCTTTTGCGACCCAGATGTCGGGAGCATTGTCAGGATAGCCAACTCAAGTACAGCAAAGGCCGGGGAAAACCCAATTTATGTTAACAAGTGTGGTTACCACATGGTCAGCGCTCTGGGTCAGGTGATTGGCCTACACCGAATAGTTTGGATCGTGGCGAAGGGATCTATCCCTGAAGGTATGGAAATTGACCATATCAACGGCGACAAGAGCGACAACAGAATTACAAATCTGCGCCTTTGTACGCCAACACAGAACAGGCAAAACAAGACCAAATATTAAAAACAACAAATCTGGCTTTAAGGGTGTCCATTTCGAATCCTCTCCACGGATTAAAAGACCATGGCGAGCAAGGATTGTTGTTAATAAAAAGGCTATCAGCTTGGGAAACTTTATGACCAAGCATGAGGCTCATGATGCCTATCAAGAAGCAGCCATAAAATACTTTGGCGAATTCAACAGGTCATAACTTCAGGCCGCAGACAATCAATTCCAGATGCCACGTAGCTACCGTGTCTGACGGCCTTTCCCACTACACGAACAGCACCCGCTAACTACGCGAGGTGAGAGCATGTATCGCATGGAAAAAATAACCACTGGTGCTGCCTATGGCGCTTCAGCCGGGAGCATCCTAAACGGCATGCTTAATGCCTACAGCCCCGAGCAGTGGAACGCTATCGGCGTGCTGGTGGGTATCATCATTGCCGTACTGACGTACCTGACGAATCTGTATTTCAAGATCCGCGAAGACAACCGCCGCAGCAGGAGCCGAGATGAACCCGACACTCAGGAATAAGCTGGTGGGTGCCATTGTTGGCGGATCCGGCGCTATCACTATTGCAGCTGTAATGCTGGGAAACGCTGATGGTCTGGAAGGTCGCCGCTATTACGCCTATCAGGATGTGGTCGGCGTCTGGACTGTTTGCGATGGGCACACCGGCGCTGAAGTTCGCCGCGGTCACCGCTACACCGACAAAGAGTGCGACAACCTGCTTAAGGCAGATCTGCGAAAGGTGGCAAACGCCATCGACCCGCTGATCAAGGTTCGTATCCCTGAACCTACCCGCGCCGCACTTTACTCCTTCACCTATAACGTGGGCTCTGGTGCCTTCGCCAGTTCCACGCTGCTGAAGAAGTTGAATGCTGGTGATGTGCCGGGGGCATGCAAAGAACTACAGCGCTGGACGTATGCCGGTGGCAAGCAGTGGAAGGGTCTTATTGCCCGACGCGAGATTGAGCGTGAAGTATGCGAATGGAGCCAAAAATGAGAGTGGCATTACTGGTAGTAGTATTCATGCTTACGGCCTGTGATCGTGGCCCTGAGCCAGCAAAATCAACAATGGCTGTTTCCTCTCAACTGTCCTCTGACGCAGACCGCATTAAGGTGACCAAAATGTCAGAGTTCAGGGATGCCCTGGCTTACGATAACTGGCGTGGCGTATACCTCATTCAGGATCAGCAAACCGGGAAGGAATACATCGGCATAAGCGGTATCGGCATTTCAGAAGTAGGTTCGCATACGCAACTGGTTGGCAAAGTTCAGCAATCCGTAAGGGATGATCGATGAGCCGATTAACAGCAATCATCTGCGCTGTCGTTATCTGCCTGCTGGTTTCCATGGCCTGGGCGATTAACCATTACCGCGACAACGCCATCGCCTACAAAGACCAGCGCGATAAGGCCACCAAGAATCTTAGCGTGGCTAACGACACCATCAAAGACATGCAGACCCGCCAGCGTGATGTCGCTGCACTGGATGCCAAATACACCGGAGAACTGGCTGATGCGAAAGAAACCATTGAGCGTCTGCATAGCGATGTCATTGCTGGCCGTAAGCGGCTGCACCTCAACGCAAACTGTCCCGCGAACGGAGCGACCAGCACCGGCGGCCTGGGCGATGCTTCCAGTCCCCGACTTGCTGACTCCGCTGAACGGGATTATTTCACCCTCAGAGAGCGAATCGAAACAGTGACGAAGCAGGTGGGTTATTTGCAGGAATACATCACCAGGCAATGCCAGTAACTACTTAAAGTATTTATCCATAGGGTCGTAATGCTGGTATTTTCTGTAAAAAAAGAGCCAGTAGACAAATCCTATGGCAGCACCTAGCCCCGCCATCATGAGATAAAGATCCTCGCGGTGGTTAAGTAAGTCAGAGAAGGAATATAAACCTTTCCATATTTCAATAAGGCTACCGCCAATCACCACATCTAAAATCAGAGCCATCAGTGGCAGGGCGATAGCATATGCCGCCATGAGGTAGAGCAGAGCTCCAAGTCTGTACTTGGTATTTATGTGCATAGCCTGCCTCCTTAAAAGTTGCTATGAAGCATAACATAATCAATAAAGAGCCTGGCTTCGGTCGGGTTTTTTATTGGGGAATGACAAACCCCAAGAAGATCCACCCACTACTGCAAAGCATCATCGCCCTGCTGCATAGGGCAGATCCTCTCTATTCCGATGACTATCGAAGGTAGAGGCATAATGCGTCTCACACACGCACAACAATACACAGAACCTTTCAGGATGACCCTTGAGGATACCGGTTTGGCTATCGGTGCCTTCTGTGGGCCGGACTCCTGTGTGACAAGGTTCATCACTAAAAGGTAACTACCGATGCAATTAGTTGAAATCAAGAAGCTCGACTTGGTAACCAACACCGCAGCCATCGCCGAGGGCGTTGGGCGAGACCATGACACCATCATCAAGCTGGTTGACCGTAACAAAAGTGACCTTGAGGAATTCGGAGAGGTCGGATTTGAAATCCAAGCTGGGTACAACAATTCCAAAGTTCGCGTCGCGTTGTTGAATGAACAGCAAACCACGCTACTGATCACCTACATGCGAAACAACGAAGTTGTCCGGGCATTCAAGAAGCGCTTGGTATCTGAATTCTTCACGATGCGCAGCGCGCTGGCAAAGAAGAAGATGGATCGCAACTCGGCGCGCCTGGAATACAAGCCTATGACCGACGCCATTAAACATGAGCGAGAGGCTCAGGGTAAGCACATTGCACCGCATCATTTCTCCAATGAGGCTGACCTGATTAACAGGCTGGCGTTGGGCATGACGTCTGCTAAGTTCCGCGTGCATCACGAGATCGGAAAGAAAGAGCCAATCCGCGACTACCTCACGCCAGAGCAAATCCACTGCATCACCGAGCTACAGCGTGCTAACACCGTGTTTATCAGCATGGGGTGGGACTTCGAACAACGCAAAGAAGTGCTGCGCGGTATGTTCGAGCGTAATCACCGTCAGCCGCTTATCGAAGAACAGCACCGCCTGGCGGCCTAAGCTACAAAAATAGCTTCGAGAGCCACTTTCACAACGGCTTTCCATTACAAAGCTCATCTGCTGGTGGGCTTGATAATGGAAAAACAGTGATGCCTATAAGTTTTGGTAATTAGAAAAAACCTCAGATAAGTGCTAAAAATTTTCCCAGTAAACAATGATGAGATGAAGAATGAAAATCCTGGGATTTGATGAGCACAGAACAAAACGTGGGAGTGGTGCATTAAAGTTCTTTGAGCTGGAGCGTGTACCAAGCAGTGACTGGGTAAAGATATTCGAAAGCCTGTTCACAAAAAGTGGTGATGAGGCGTGGGTTGAGGGGTATTGCATAGTGACGAACTGCCCAAGCGGTGACATAGCTGAAAGGCTAGTGCAGTTACAATCAAAGTGTGAAGAAGCAAACACAATATTCAGAACTAAGAACTCAACTCTTTGAACAGTAATCGCCGCCTCCGGGCGGTTTTTTATTGCCATCACCATGGGTAGGCTCATCGTAATGGCAATACCCAACAAGCGGATAAAGAGGCTCTCAATGTCCGACATCTACCAAATCGCAGTAAAAAAAACAGGTGAAGCGCATGTTGGCCTGATGAACAGATCACAACCTTAAATCGTAAACGGCTTCATTGATGTTGCAGGGGGAGATGGCGCTTGGATATACCTCGCGCCGGATGACGTGCTCAAGATGGAGCATGTGCCAGAGCCAACTGAATAAAGTCCCAGCGGTCCAGATACTTTTCATCTTCACCTTTTCCGATTTTGAAGAGTGGTGCACGGTGATGCCATGTGGAATCGCTTGCGACAACTTCGCTCGGAACGATAAAAACTTCAGGGGCATTTTTATCGGCTACATCCTCAGACATATTGCAGAACACGTAAAAGTAATCAGGGGAGGCAGCAGGCATGTGCTTGCCGACCATCCATTGACGAGGCTGGCTCCTTGCCCATGATCCCTTAACCTGAATGCTAATGCTCTTTGAGCCGTCAATAGTAGCAATTATATCTACAGCGCTAGAGCCAGTTGTGGTTAGTGCTGCGCTTATTCCCAGACGTGACAGCATATAGGCAACGAAGTATTCACCGGCATCACCAGCGTTTTTAGAAGAGCGCTTAACAATTTCTGACATTCTCAATCCTTTGGAATAAAACATGGCACTCACCGACAAACAAGAAATGTTCTGTCGCGAGTACCTCATCGATTTAAACGCCACGCAAGCGGCTATTCGGGCGGGGTACAGCGTCAAAACTGCAAACCGTACCGCGTCCGAAAACCTGTCAAAACCTGACGTGCAATCCAGAATTGCCGAACTGAAAGCGCAGCGCAATGATCTGGTTGGCATAAATGCGACATACGTACTGAATCGTCTCGTTGAGATAGACCAGATGGACGTGCTCGACATCCTCAAAGACGATATGAGTCTGAAGCCAGTAAGCGAGTGGCCTTCATCCTGGCGGAGATATCTTAGCGGCTTCGATCTGGCTGAGATATTTGAAGGCCGCGGGAAAGAACGTGAAATGGTAGGGCTGCTTAAGAAAATAAAATGGCCGGATAAGGTGAAGAACCTTGAGCTTCTCGGGAAGCATATTGATGTGAATGCTTTTAAAGAGACGGTTGACCATAAGTCCTCTGATGGAACCATGACACCGCAACCGACCATCATCCAGCTATTACCTGTTGAGCCGAAAGCATGACTGAAGCCGTTCAATTGCCGATCCCCGCGAAGCTTGCTCCACTGTTCACCGCTGTGAATAAGCGTTACCGGTGCTCGCATGGTGGGCGTGGTAGTGCCAAGACGCGCACATTCGCGCTGATGACTGCCGTAAAGGCGTATCAGTCGATGATGAACGGTGAAAGCGGCGTGGTGCTCTGTGCGCGTGAGTTCATGAACTCGCTGGAAGAGTCGAGCATGCAGGAAGTGAAACAGGCGATCCTGTCTGTTCCCTGGCTGGCCGCCAACTTTGATATCGGCGAGAAGTACATCCGCACCATCGATAAGAGCGTTAACTATGTCTTTTGCGGTCTGCGGCACAACCTCGACAGCATCAAGTCGAAAGCACGCATCTTACTCTGCTGGGTTGATGAGGCTGAATCAGTAAGCGAAATAGCCTGGCAGAAGCTGAGCCCGACGGTTCGTGAGGAAGGCTCAGAGATTTGGGTGACGTGGAACCCGGAGCGCGACGGTAGCGCCACGGACAAGAGATTTCGCAAAGAAGCCGGCGACGACTGCATTACCGTTGAGATGAACTACACGGATAACCCGTGGTTCCCCGACGTGCTGGAAGGTGAGCGCCAGAACGATGAGCGCCGACTCGACCCGGCAACATACGCATGGGTGTGGGAAGGGGCTTACCTCGAAAACTCTGATAAGCAGGTGTTGGCCGGTAAATACCGGATCGCTGAGTTCTCGGATAACCTCTGGAAAGAAGCGGAGCGCTTGTTCTTCGGTGCGGACTTCGGTTTCGCCAAAGACCCTAACACGCTGGTTCGTTCGTTCATCTTGCACAACCGGCTGTACATCGAATACGAGGCATACGGCCAGCAGACTGAGCTCGACCATATGCCAGAGCTGTACGACACAATTCCAGGAGCACGTGACTGGCCTATTAAAGCCGACTCGGCGCGTCCTGAGACAATCAGCTATCTCAAGCGTCAGGGCTTCAACATCTCAGCCGCCGAGAAATGGCAGGGTAGCGTTGAGGATGGGATCGCGCACCTTCGCGGATTCGACGAAATCATTATTCACCCGCGCTGCAAGAACGTGGCGCGTGAGGCCCGCATGTGGTCGTACAAAACTGACCGCATCACCGGTGAGGTGTTGCCGAAACTGGCTGATGGTGATGAGCATACGTGGGACGCCATCCGCTATTCCCTTGATGGACATATCAAACGTAAACAGCAGGGTGTCGGCATGATGATTCCGAAACGCCTTCGATAATCAACGGACACGACATGAACGATAAATTACAGTTGGCGGTTAATCACGCGATTAACGACGCCAGGCTTGCTCGCGCCCGCATGGGGATGCTTAACCCTTCGATGGGGCTGGACGCCAAGCGTAATTCTGCGTGGTGCGAGTATGGCTTTCCTGAGCAGGTAACCTACGAAAACCTTTATGCTCTGTACCGTCGCGGTGGTATCGCTCACGGTGCCGTTGAGAAGCTGGTGGGCAAGTGCTGGCAGACTAACCCGGAAATCATTGAGGGTGACGATGCCGACGAGAGTGAAAACGAAACCGCCTGGGAGAAAAAGTCCAAACAGGTATTCACCAGCCGATTCTGGCGCTCGTTCGCAGACGCTGATCGCCGCCGTCTTGTCGGTCGTTATGCAGGCATCCTTCTGCACGTTAATGACTCCCTCGCCTGGGATCAGCCTGTAACGAAAGGCAAGATGCTCCAGAAGGTTACTGTCGCATGGGCAGGCTCTCTGACAGTTGGTGATTGGGACACTGGCCTGAACTCGAAAACCTACGGACAGCCGAAGATGTGGCAGTACGCCGAACGGTTGCCGAATGGTTCAAGTCGCCGCGTCAATATCCACCCGGATCGGGTATTCATCCTTGGCGATTACTCGGAAGATGCCATTGGCTTCCTGGAGCCAGCTTATAACGCATTTGTCAGTCTGGAGAAGGTGGAGGGCGGTTCAGGCGAGTCATTCCTTAAGAATGCCGCGCGCCAGTTGAACATCAATTTCGATAAAGAAGCAAGGCTGGATGAAATAGCCAGGGCTCACGGCGTCGACTACAGCGAACTTAGCGAAATATATGACAAGGTGGCCCGAGAGATGAATATCGGGAATGACACGGTACTCATAACGCAGGGGGCTTCAGTTGCTCCGATTGTGGCCGCCGTGTCCGATCCTGCACCAACATATAACGTCAACCTGCAAACCGCTGCCGCCGGAGTTGATATCCCGACGCGCATTCTGGTTGGTAATCAGCAGGCCGAGCGCTCCAGCACCGAAGACCAGAAATACTTCAATACTCGCTGCCAGTCTCGCCGTGGCGACCTGTCATTCGAGATTGAGGACTTCTGCGACAAGCTGATCGAATTAAGCATCCTCGATCCGGTCAGTCAGAAGACCGTTATCTGGGACGACCTCAATGCGCAAAGCGACAGTGAAAAACTAGATGCCGCGCAGAAGATGTCGCAAATCAACAGCGCTTCCATCGGCACGGGCGAGCAGGTGTTTACTGGCGAAGAGATTCGCGTGGCCGCCGGGTATGAGGGTTCACCCGAGCCACTTCCAGAGGTAGACGATGACGAAGAAGAAAGCGAAGTCACCGATACTTCCGGGAAACCTTAAAGACCCGACGGGTGCCGACCGACTTGAGCGCGGGGCAATGAGCGAGTTCGCCAGGCGAATGAAGCGAATTGGCAAGGCGTACAAGGGCATTCTCGACCGCATTCCTGCATCGCCATCAGTAAACCAGCGTTACACCTTCGACCTCGATTCCACCCAGCTATCAATGCTCCTCAGCAATGCCTCATTGCTGGTGGGTGAGATATTGGGTGCGGATAACGAGACGGGGTTCTGGTTCTGGACTGATTACGTCAACCCGGCGTATCAGCGCGGCACGGCGCAGGAGTTTGCCAATCTGGCACAGCAGTCAGCCGTGTACGCTGCCGGACAGGAAAGCGTATCGGCAATCCTCCTGAGTGAGCCTTACCGACGCAGGCTGATTCTGGTTCGCGCTCGCACCTTCGAGGAAATGAAGAACCTCAGCGCCAGTGTGAAAGCAGATATGGCGCGGATACTGACCGATGGACTTGGGCGCGGACAAAATCCACTGGAGATAGCTAAGCGCCTTACTGAGCAGACGGGAATTGAGTCTCGCCGGGCTAATCGTATTGCCCGGACGGAGATTACCACCGCGCTGCGCCGTGCGCGCCTGGACGAAGACGACGAAGCCAGAGAACGATATGGCATCCGTACAAAGCAGATGCACATATCAGCGCTCAGCCCGACAACCCGAAGCACCCATGCCGCGCGTCACGCCCATCTGTATACCGCAGAAGAGCAGCGGGAGTGGTGGGCTAAGGATGCAAACGGCGTGAACTGCAAATGCTCCACGATCGCGGTTATGGTCGATGAAAGCGGCAAGCCGTTAAGTGACACCATCATCGATAAAGCTCAGAAAACATTTAACACAATGAAAGCCCGTGGCTACCAATGGGCTAAGGGTTAACTCATGCCAATGCAAGTTAATGTCACCTCGAAGGTGAACAGTAAGGCCATCCGGCGCGAACAGCACAACGGACGCGAGCACTGGGTTGTTCCTTCCTACACCCTTCCGGCGAACGTGGTCATGAACGGAGGTCTGTATCCGGCCAGTGAGATTGACCAGCACTACAGTGGCCTGGAGGGGACACTGGCACCGCTTGGACATCCACAGGTCAACGGTCAGTTTGTTTCTGCTTTTAGTCCTGAGGGGCTGAATGTGGGTTACGTCGGGGCGTGGAACAAAAACGTCAAGAAGTCCGGCAACCGCGTCTACGTAGAGAAGTGGATCGACACAGAAGTGGCAAAGCGCACGGATGACGGAAAGCGCCTCCTTGAGCGTCTTGAAGCGCTGGAGAAGGGCGAGGATGTTCCGCCAATCCATACCAGCGTTGCCGTATTCCTGGAGGAGCTTGAAGCGAACGATGAGCAGAAAGCTCAGGGGGCTTCATGGGTTGCGAAAATTCACGCGATGGACCATGACGCCATCCTTCTGGATGAGGTTGGCGCAGCTACGCCAGAACAGGGGGTAGGGATGATGGTAAATGCTGATCTTGCCACTCCACTGAAAGCTAATTCCGGCGCTCTGGTGGGGGAAACCTATCGCGAGCGTGAGCGCCGACTGGAGAAGGCTGCGAAAGATAAATTCGCTCCCGGCGAGAAAGAATACGCCTGGGTGGCTGATTTCACTGACTCACAGGCCGTAATCATCCTCAACAATGGCGATCCGAAGGTTTACGGATACAAATCTGAGGGCGGAAAGATTGTCTTTGACGATACCGGGACAGAGGTTCAGCGCCAGAGTTCATGGGTTGCCGTCGTCAACAAGCTCAAATCATTTTTCACACCGCAGGAACAGCCTGCACCAAACCAAAAAACGGAGGGCGACATGCCTTTAACCAAAGAAGATCTGGAACAAATCGGCAGCATGGTTAGCGAGGCCGTCGCCACCAATACCGAAAAGGCTATTAAGCCTCTGGCGGAGAAGGTTGACGCGCTACAGGCCAACCAGGACAAGCTGACAGAAACACTGACTGCCAACTCTCGCGCCGAAGAGAAATCGAAGCGTGAAGCGGTGGCAAAAGTTCACGGCGAGATTGTCGCTAATGCGCTGTCAGGTGAAGCGCTGGACGCGATGTTTAAAACAATCGGTGAATCCGCGCCGCTGGGCACCAACTCTGCACAGCAGCAGAAAGAAACCGGTGCGCCTAACCCTGACGAATACTTCAAATAAGGAGCCAGACTAATGGCACGTTATCGCCGCGTTAATATCGACGGTCAGTCTCTGTACAAGACCGAAACCCGCGCCGCCGCCGCAGCACTGCTGCCCGGCACGGCTGCTGTTATCAATGGCGACAATCAGTTTGCGCAGGCAACTGCGCTGACCGGTCGCATCTACATCATCGACGTGGCCTACCATCAGGGCTTGAATATCACAGAGGCTGTTCCCGCTGGTGATTCCGCTGTTGGCAACTACGTCGAAGAAGGCCGCGAGCTGGCGCTGCTCTGCGTCGCCGGAACCTACGCCAAAGACGACCCGATCAAGCTGGGCGCAGATGGTAAGTTCACGAAGGCAACGGCGGATACCGATTCGGTGATCGGCTACAGCCAGGATGATGCAACCATTGCCGCCAGCACTACCGATTTCATCCGCGTGCGCATGCGCGTTGGCACTGTAGCTGCACCGGCAACCGGCGGCGGCGAGTAAAGGAGAGCAAGAATGTATTTTACCCCCGAAACACTGGCTGCTAACAGCCGACTGCGCGGGCACTGGAATGAGCTGTGGGCCAACCGCAACATCTTCAACCATCATCACGACATGATGGTTAACTCATATCGCCAGAGCATGACCCCGGAAATGCTGGCAGCTAACGCTGTAGGTGGCTTCGCCCGTGAGTTCTGGGCCGAGATTGACCGCCAGATTATCCAGATGCGCGATCAGGAAATTGGCATGGAAATCGTCAATGACCTGATGGGCGTGCAGACTGTGCTGCCTATCGGAAAAACCGCGAAGCTGTATAACGTGTCTGGCGATATCGCTGATGACGTTTCTATCAGCATCGATGGCCAGGCGTCGTATTCCTTCGACCACACGAACTTCGGTTCTGATGGCGACCCGATCCCGGTATTTACTGCCGGTTACGGCGTCAACTGGCGTCATGCTGCTGGCCTGAACACTGTTGGCATCGATCTGGTACTGGAGTCTCAGTCCGCGAAGATGCGCAAATTCCACAAGAAGCGCGTCAACTTCTATCTGAACGGCGACTCCAGCATTGTTGTTGATGGCCTGCCAGCTCAGGGCATGAAAAACCACCGCAATACGCAGAAGATCAACCTGGGCAGCGGAGCGGGCGGCGCCAATATCGACCTCACCACCGCAACCCCGGCTCAGTTGCTGGCCTTCTTCGGCCCGACCGGACCGTTCGGCCTGACGGCTCGCCGCAACAAAGTTACCGCTTACGACAAGTTGTGGGTCAGCCCGGAAGTGTGGGCAAACATGGCGAAGCCGTATCTGGTAGACATCAACACCGGCACCAATGCCCTGTTGAGCGGAACCGTTCTGGATGCGATCAGCAAGTTCATTCCTGCGAAGTCCATCCAGATGTCCTACGCGCTGTCTGGCAATGAGTTCCTCGCCTATGAGCGTCGTCAGGACGTGATCTCACCGCTGGTCGGTATGGCCGTCGGCGTTGTCCCTCTGCCACGCCCGATGCCTCAGTCGAATTATAATTTCCAGATTATGAGCGCTGAGGGCTTGCAGATTAAGAAAGACGGCGAAGGCCTGTCCGGCGTGGTCTACGCCGCCAACCTGGCATAAGGAGATCGACATGGCTAAATACCAGGTAATCAAAGCATGGCATGGCGTGAGCGTCGGTGATGTGGTTGAAATTGAGAAACTGCATCCGTCGCTGAAGCCTCATGTGATTAAGCTCTCTGATGCGGCTTTAACCCCTGCAACACCTGACGCCGGTACCGGTGAGAAATCTCGCAAAGAAGTTATCCAGGATCGTCTGACTGAGCTGGGAATCGAGTTTAAAGGCAATCTTGGCGCTGAAAAGCTCAGTGAGCTGTTGCCAGATGGCGAACTCGAAAAGCTTTTCCCTGCTGAATAACAGCCGCCGCTAAGGCGGTTTTTTTTATGCCCCGCTCCGGCGGGGTATTTCACGGAGTCGATAATGGTAACTCTCGAACAGGCGAAGGAGTATCTGGAGAGCCAGGGAATTACCATTCCCGATTTTGTTCTTCAGGCTCTCGTCGACCAGGCCAACAGTATTCAGGAGTGTCTCGATGCAAATTATCCTGCATCGACCTCGCTGTTGATTCAGCTCTATCTGCTGGCGCTTATGGGGCTCGGGCAGGGGGATAAATACATCTCCAGCCAGACGGCTCCAAGCGGGGCGTCGCGCTCTTTCCGGTACCAGTCGTTCACCGACCGCTGGAAAGCATCAGTGAACCTGCTGCGCGGGCTGGATAAGTACGGCTGCGCCACTGCCCTTATTCCTGCTGACCCTACCGCCGCCCCGGCATTCGCTGGTATCTGGATCGGGAAGGGCGGCTGCATGTGCGGGGATAAGTGATGACGTACAAATCAGTTAAGCACGGGCTACCGCGTTCCTTCACTCGCGTATGGGTGATTACCGACACAGGGCGGGAGACTACCGGCTACGTGAAATCGGATGGTGAGTGGCATATCAACTGTGAGCGCATCCGGGCTACTGGCGCGAAGGTGCTGAGGTGGAAAGAATGACAGAGCGAGTAAAGAAAGCGAGCGATAGCCGTTTATCGTTCATGTGCCCTGGGTGTGGAAGTCGCCATGTGGTGCAGGTTGGCATTGGCAATGGTCCGCGATGGGGATGGAATGGCAGCGTTGATAAGCCGACGCTGACTCCAAGCGTTTTGGTTACTGGCTTCTTGCCCAGCGATGACCCAGAGGAGTTTGACGACGCCACGAAAGACAAACCGTTTACCTGCCATTCATTTGTGACAGATGGGCAGATTCAATATCTGAATGACTGCACGCATAGCATGGCAGGCATGACGGTACCGCTACCAGAGCTTTGAGGGGGTAGCAATGTCTAGCGTTGCAAACTGGTCATACACAGCCACTGCGACCATCTGGCGCAAGCTGGAAGGCAATGACGAATACGGCGATCCTCTGGGTTATGCCGAACCTGAGCAAATCCTCTGTGATTACGAGGGCGGGCTCAGCAAGAAGTTAGCCAGCCTGGGAGCTGAAATCGTCGTGAAGAATACCGTCTGGACGGAGTTTGCGCTGGCGGCCGCAGGTGATTATCTGCTGATTGGCGTTTCTACCGAGGTCGACCCGATTGTTGCCGGTGCCGACGAGGTGCGGCAGGTTATCCGTTACGCAGACACGTTCGAGCGCCTGGTGGATGATTACGCCATCCTGACGGGAGTGTAGGCATGGGCATAAAAGTGAAGGGCATCAGCCAGGCGAAAAAGCACCTGAACGATGTCATCAACGATGTGAAGGGTCGCAAGGTGATTCGTGCGCTGCAGTCGGCCATGATTCTCATCGGTGCGCGGGCAGCCTACTACACCCCGATCGACACCTCCACGCTGATTAACAGCCAATTTCGGGAGATCGACGCTGGCGGAGTATTCATTACCGGGCGAATCGGATACTCAGCCAACTATGCCGCTTACGTCCATGAGGCGTCCGGCAAGCTGAAAGGCCAGCCGCGCGCGCACTTTGGTACGACCCGAGCCGGGCAGCAGTTCGGCGGCGGGACCGGAACTGGCAATTACTGGGATCCGCATGGTGAACCGCAATTCCTGACCAAAGGCGCAAATGACGAGCGCGATAACGTTGATTCGGTGATGCGCAAGGAGCTTTCGCTATGACACCCATGATGCACGAGCGGGTGCGCAACATGTTCGGCGACGCCGGGCTAACTATCGGTTTCACGGTGCAGCAGCTGATGTACGACGACCCGGGAGACCTGTCGAAGGCGATCATGGTGTTCAGGCCTAACGGCGGTTCGAATATTCGGACTGACCTCGGCTCTGAGTATCATGTCCTGGTCGACGTCGTAGGCGCAAAAGATAAGCGCAAAGACGCACTCAATGCCGTGCAGCGCATCGTCGATTACGTCCAGGCCAACCCCATGGCAGACGAGTGTGTAGGCTACATCCAGAACATGGGCGCAATTCCCGCGCCGGTGCTCACAGAAGAAGGGCGAATAGTCTTCCGACTCCAGTTCGCCTGCACTTACGGCGAATAGCCATCCCAACCAAATAACCCGCTCCGGCGGGTTTTCTTTTATACGTCAAAGAGGAGTTTCACATGGCTAATTGCCAGAACTCGAACGAGCGCCTGTTCGGCGGTGCGGTCGTGCTGGAAGTCGCCGATGGCTGCCCGGACGTCAAGCCACTTGAGTCTGAGTGGATGGCGCTGGCCGCTGGTACGTCGAAGGGCTTCGACTTCAACCCGAACTCGGTTACCTCTGATGCGGATGACGGCGGCGGCTATGTCGAGACCATCATCACCAACAGTGACTTCACCCTGAGCTTTGAAGGCGAAGTGCGCAAGAAGGACAAACTGGATCAGTACGGTGTCGGCAAATTCATCAAGTATTTCGCTGATGAACTAAAAGCCAAGCGCCAGCCTGGGATCTGGGTGCGCATGGATTACGGCCCGGTCGAATTCGTCGGCTACATGAACATCACGGCGCTGAGCTCTGACGGCGGTACCAACGACATCGTCACGTTCTCCACCGAGTTCAAAGTCGGCGATGCAACCACCATCGAAGTGAACGAGCTGACTGCTGTAGCGGTGACTGGCGTAACGGTAACTCCGGCTACTAGCACCGGCACGGCAGGCGGCACCAGCACCTTCACGGTGAACATCGCGCCAACCGGCGCTACAAACAAAGATTTCACTGTAGCGACTACCGATGCGACCAAAGCAACGGCTACTGCCTCCGGCAACACCGTTACCGTGACGCGTGTCGCCACCGGCAGCGCGCAGATCATCATCAACACTGAAGACGGCAACTTTGTGGCCGTGCATACGGTCACCGTGACCTAACGGACATTCCAAAGGGCGGCGTGCTGCCCTTGATAATGACTGTTTAATGGAAGTCCTATGACCGCTTTAACCGATATTGGCGAACTATCTATCAGCGACAGCCGTGAAGGCGGGAAAGATTACCTGTTACGACCTTCATTTGAGGCCATGACCAGGATCGGCACACCGGAAGAGATTGTGCAGGCATACGCCACCATCCACGGAAATGACGTCGCTCAGTTGATTGAGGTTTGCGCTGGCACGCTTGGCCGCTTTCCTGCCTGGCTATCTCCATCATTCAATCGCGCTGCTGAGAAGCTTTTCTTCGCATCATGGCAGGTTTTGCAGGCCTGCTGTGAGGAGGATTTGACGCCAATGATCGGCGAGTGGAAAGCATGGAGTATCTGCGTTGTCTACCGCCCCGGCCAGATGCCAAAGAACGACATTATCGTGCTGGCTCAGCATCTCATGCAGCACGGTGTAGTCGGAAAAGCCAAGGTTAGGCAGTTACAGCGCCACGAAACCGGCGAGACGACAACGGAGTTTAAGGCGATGGAATATATCGTCGCCGCTCAGACTCATTTCAGGATGAGCGAGGAAGAGGCTGCCAGGCTGACAATGACAAAATTTCAGATGCTGCTGGCGGCGAAATACCCGGACCAGAAAGGCTTCACACGCGAAGAGTACGACAGTATCGCCGACGAATACCTGGCTAAACAGGCCGCACGCAGGGCTAAAGCAAAGCAATAACCGGAGAATGACATGGCAGGTGAGAAAGACGCCGGTAGCATCGTCTATACAGTAAGCGCTGATATAGCTCCATTACTTCAGGCTGGCCGACAAGCCATTGAGTCGCTTGACGGAATGGGTGATGGCGCAGGTAAAGCCGCCGATAACTTTTCCGGGCTTGAAAAATCTGCTGATAAATCTGGCAAGTCGATCGCAAGGGCTGCGGATGACGCGAGCAATGCAGCCAAAATCATGGAGCGGCTTGGTAACGAAATAGCAGTTCTTGAAGAGGCAAATAAAAATGGTGCCCGCAGCGCTGCCGCCCTCGCAGCTCAAATTGCAGCGTCAGGTGATGCGTCAGAGGCGCAGAGCAGGGAGATTGGAAACCTTGCGGTAAAGCTTTTTGACGTAAAGCAGGCAGCCATCGATGCAGCAAAGGCGAATAGTGATAGTGCTGCTGCTTTCAGAGCATCAGAATCGGCGATCTCATCCCTTGAAGGTGAGTTGTCCGTCCTTAATGCTGAGATGATTGAGGGATCTCGAAGCGCCGCTATTCTGTCTGCCCAAATGAAAGCGGGGAATGGGGCAACTGACGAGCAAAAGGCGCGAATTTCTCAACTTGCCGGCCAGCTGTATGACCTCAAATCTGCTCAAAATGCGTCAGCAAAAGCATCGTCTGAAGCAGCGAAGCAGGCTGCACAGCAGGCCAATGACGCGGCAAGATTGCGCTCAATTTCTCTGAGCCTTACGCAGCAGATCGCTGTTCTCAATGAAGAGCAGAAGAATGGCGCGAGAAGTGCGGCAATGTTATCTGCCAGGCTCCAGGCTGGTTCATCTGCTACTGCGGCTCAAAGAAAAGAAATTGGCGAGCTTGCCGGGAAATTATACGACCTCAAGCAAGCGCAAAATCAGACAGCAAAATCTTCTGTCGGATTAAAGACAGGACTGTCTGCAATAGCTTCCGCGATCGCCGTATCTCAGGTAGTTGATTATGGTAAGCGCTTCCTTGAAGCGGCTGACGCCATGTCTCAAATGCAGGCCAGGATCGAGAGGTTAACCGGCAGCGCCGCGGCCGCCACCCAGACAATGCAGGGCTTAATGCGCATAAGCTCGGCAACGGGTGGTTCGCTACAGGATACAGCAAAGCTGTGGGAGACTCTCAGCACGGCGTTGCGTGATACTGGAGCGACTAACGGCCAGATCATCCAGCTCACCGAAACACTTCAGAAAATCGGTCGCATTGGCGGATCTTCGACAGAAGAAATGGCGAATGCTCTTCGTCAGTTCGGCCAGTCGATCTCCTCTGGCACTATCCGGGCTGAGGAATTCAACTCCATCCTTGAACAAATGCCTGAACTGGCGCGTCAGATTGCCGCGGGGATGGGCGTAAGTATTGGAGAGCTTCGCCAGCTGATGCTGGACGGGAAACTGACTGCAGAAGACGCACTTAACGCCATCCAGAAACAAACCGGCTCAGTAAATGCAGAGTTCGAAAAACTTCCTCGTACTTTGGCTCAAGCCAATAACGCACTGACCAACTCATTCCTGTCCATGATCGACTCAGTTAACCAGGCTACTGGTGCGAGTTCAGGGATGGTAACGGTAATCGACTCGTTAACAGCAGCGTTAGATAGATTGGCAGGCAAAGCTATTTCCGCAGATGCTCAGATCTCTGATCTGAACAGTACGGCAGAAATGTTCAACCGCCGAGCGCGCACCTGGTCATGGCTTGGACTTGACGGATGGGAAGCGCAAAACAAAGCCCTGGCTGGGCTGAGCAATAAGGCAGCCATGCTGGTTGGCGATCTGGCCGCTGTAACAAAAGCATCTCAGACCGCGGCAAACACCAAGCCGATCGAGATAAAGGCCACCGCTACTTCAGGTGGTTCTAAAGCGAAGGGGGGCAAGTCAGCAGCCCAGAAAGAGGCTGAGCAGTACGCTAAAGCGCAGGAGACTGTAAACCAAAAACTGGATGAGTTGCGGCAGAAGGCAGAGTTGTCAGCCGGGAGTGTAGGTGAGTTATCGCGAGCGCAGGCCGTGCTTAATGCACAGCAGTCTCTCGGCAACACAGCCACGCAGGAGCAACTTCTGCTGGCCGGCCAACTGGCAGGTAAAGCTTGGGACAATGCCAACGCATTGCGTGAGCAGGCTAAGGCTGAACGGGAGCGCACAGAGGCAGCCAATAAGTTCAGTACCATCCAGGGTAAAACCAGCAAAACTGCCGGGCTGGATAGCCAGTATCAGAAAGACATTGCTGACATCCAGCTTTACGCCCAGCTTTACCCGCAAAAAATCGGAGAGGCCGAAGCCGCGCGTGCGGCTATTGAGCAGCAGTATCGTGATCAGCGTAACGCTGCCATGTGGGAAGAATGGGCGCAACAGAACGCAGCCACTCAGGCAGCGGCGGCGGCTTTCGACTCTCTTGGTTCGGTGGCCAGCAATGCGCTGACCGGCATTGTCACCGGAAGTATGTCGGCCAGCGATGCAATGCGCAGCATCGGCATGACCGTGCTCAACAGCGTGGTCAACTCGTTCGTTCAGATGGGCATTGAGTGGGTAAAGGCAGCAGTCACAGGCAGTAGTGCTCAGATTGCAGCAACAGCGGCCACAACATCCGCAGCTGTCGCCGGCACAGCGACAACTACCGCGGCTAGCGTTTCCTCTGCGGCGGCTACAACCGCGGCATGGACACCAGCTGCAATCGTCGCCTCCATCGGCTCTTTCGGTGGCGCCGCGGCGATCGGTATCGGTGCGGTAATTGCCGCCATGGCGATGTCCAGTTCACTGGCGGGTAAGCGCAAGAACGGCGGCCCGGTCTCGGCCGGTTCAATGTACCAGGTAGGCGAGGGGGGGATGCCCGAAATCTACCGAGCCAGTAATGGCAGCCAGTACATGATCCCCGGCGACAACGGAAAGGTGATCAGCAACAAGGATCTGGCTAATAACGCAGGTGGCGGTGTGGTGGTCAATATCAATAACTACACGTCGTCCAGCGTTGACGCTCAGGCTACACCTGATGGAAATGGAGGCTGGACGGTGGATGCATTCGTTTATGACCTCGATAACGGCGGCCCTGCGAGTCAGGCCATACAGCGAAATCACCAGGCGCCACGCAAAGCAAGGGGCTAACTATGCCAATTCCTTACCCTGACTGGCTTCCTCTGGCGCAGAAGGGGAAAACACCAACTACCGATACCGGATTTCGCGTCGACCAGCCGACGGTCGGTGCTCCGGTATTTCAGAAATTAACCGACGACCTGAAAACCTCATTCTCCCTGACATGGATATTCACTCGCGATCAGCACAGGGCATTTATGCAGTGGTTGCGGAGCCCAAACTACCTTGATAACTGCAATCAGTGGTTCACGATGCGCCTCGGGACCGGCACTGGCGATACAGGTCTTGAAGTTCAGGAGTTGCATTTTCTCTCCTGGCCGTCATGGTCACAGTCCGGGTCTATTTTCACGTGGAGCGGTGATGTCGTTGCACGCGAGTTGGTTAACTCAGATGACGAATTTGACGACATTATCGTTGAGCTACCTCCGCCGTGGGCATCACGGTTGGACATTATTGTGACTGGCTACCCTGACGGTCGCGACCCGGAGAGTTTACCTAAGGTGCCATAATGCCGACCCTCAGAGAGTTTCAGAGCCGAAGGCCAAACCGGATTCTGTACGAAACCATCACGTTTTACAGCCCGGTCTTTGGCTATATCAGGCTCGTTAATAACCAGATTTTCCCAAAAAAGCTCGGCGGCCAGGTGTACGCTCCATGCCGCATGAAGTTAACCGAAAGCCAGCAGAGCAACACGCCGATCCTCGACAGTACCGTAAAATTTGGCCGCCTGGCGCAGGAATTCAAGCAGCAACTCAAACAGTGGAAAGCCTACTCGCGCATCACGCCTATCTCGGCGACGTACCAGCAATTTGACGCAGCCGATATGTCAACGGCCATCAAGTCGTGGACGCTCTACGTCAGTGACTGCTCGATGGACGAGAAGGACGTGACGTGCAGCCTGGCGCGCGTTAACCCGCTCAATCGCAACGTCGGGCGGCTGTATACAGTAGAGGAATATCCGGGGCTCCAGAATGCTTAAAGACGACTTCATCTCGCGGGTTGAGGGCATCCCCTGGAGTAACCGCGCTTGTACCTTTGACGCTGCTGACTGCTGGGGCCTGGTGGTGCTCTATTACCGTCATGTGCTGGGGATCGAAATTCACCAGACGGTGGATTACGAATCCGGGCGCGACTTCATGACGTGCTATGACGCTGATGTCGTTTTCTGGCAGCCCGGAGGCACTTTCACTGAGGACGGGATCTTCGTTGCCTGGGTTGGCAGTAAGCCGGTGCATGTTGGTCTGATTGTCGACGGTCGCGCGCTGCACAGCCGCGGGGAAAATGGACATGTCCGGTTCGACGCCATCCGGACAATTCACAAGCTATTCACCAGAGTGGAGTTTTACACCTATGCCGGTAATCGAGATTCAGCGCGTTCCGGGGATGCCAAAGGACCGGGCGGTAGTTAAAACAGGCACGGTATTTTCAGAATGGCTTGAGCAGGAAAGCTTTCACCGACATATCCGCATCAACGTTAACGGCAAAGAGCTGCAGCCTGATGATGAGCTTGGGTTTGCACTTCAGGAAGATGACCGGGTAATCATTTTCGATCAGCCAAAAAGTGGCGGTCTTGTCGGCACGTTGCTAAACCCGCTTGAGCATTTCAACCCGATAAAGTTCACCCAGAAGGTGCTGTCTTCGCTGATGCCGAAGCCAAACACCAACGCCGCCAGCGGGAACAGCAAAACCTCTCCGAATAACAGCCTGAAGGGGCAGACAAACATCGCGCGCAATGGGGAGGCCAAGCCAGACAATTTCGGCCAGGTTCGCTCCTTCCCGGATCTTGTGCAGGAGTCGATTTTCGAATATATCGACAACTTGAAATACATTACTGAATTAATGTGTTTTGGTATCGGGTTTTACGATAAAACCTCTATGCGGTTCTCTGAATCAAACTTGGGATCAATGGCTGGCGCCTCTTACACATTTTTCAATCCAGGTGAAGCCATTCCGGTTGTTAACGAGGGGTATCAGTTCGACGACGTTGACGGGCAGGAAGTGCCCGGTCTGAACGAAAGCGACGATTTCCCGATCGAGACGGCAACAGCAAACACCATCATCAGTGGCGTTTATGCTGGCGGGCAGATAGCGATAAAAATCGTTAAACAGGCAGACTTTGACTACTTCGCTGACCTGACTTTCCCGCACCCGGTCACGTTCACTATCAACGTGACGTATCCAATCACCGGCGGAACGCGAACGGAAGACGTAACGCTTTCCGGTAGGCTCATCAGCTTTGCAGAGACTAACGATGGATCAGTAGTCAGCCCTGTTTACTATTATACTTTCACGTTTGACAACCTGAATGGTCCGTCTATTCCCATCCAGGACGCAACAATCAACACAACCAAGTTCATCCTGAACGACAACGCCGCGCTGATCGTCGGCCCGTTCTTCTCGCCAATACCATCCAGCCAGTTGTGGCTGCATACGCAGTCTGGCCTTGGCGGTAATAGTGAAACGAATTGGGTGGTCAACATCTGGAAAGTCGACAATGACAACAATCTGATTCCGCGGACAGAGCAGACATTCACGTACCGGCAGACAACACCACACGACTACATGTCGGAGACGTTTTACCGGACTGATAAGCTCACTCCGGCTGGCGGGTTTGGGCGCTATGCTATTACCTTCCAGAGGACCGATAACAGCAGCGACGCGAGCAAGTTGCAGGTCGAAGAGATTCATGCGGTAAACGTCAGGACGAACGTCGTTCACGCTGAAGATTCACTGGTGATGGTCAAGGTCCGGGCCACAGAGAACGCAACAAGCGGGCGAGACAGGAAGTACAACGCGTTAATCACTCGCCACGTCATCAGCTACAACATGACGACGCAGCAGGTTGATTACACGCTAAGGCCATCGCGTAAGTTCGCTGACATCGCTTTGTTTAACTGGCTGGTCGTCGGGCAGCAGCCGGAGTCTAGCATTGATATCTACGGCCTGTACCAGATACAGGCTGAAATTGACGCTATTGACCCGCGTCTTGGGTATTTCGATTACACCTTTGACGATGAAGATGTGTCGCTCGGTTCGCGCATGGAGACCATCTGTGACGCTGCCAGCGTCTCGGTTTATGACGACAACGGCGTGCTGTCTTTCACCAGAGACGGCAAAAAGACGTCTGCAGCCACCATATTCAACCGCTCGAACACCAAACCTGATGGCTACTCGCTCTCCTACGACATGACGCTCCCGGGCGGTTATGACGGCGTAGAGGTGCAGTATCGCAACCCGGACACCAATAAGCAGGACTTTGTCCGGTACCGGATATCCGGCAATTCCATAATTGAAGGATATCCGGCAAAGGCGAAGAAGTTCGAAATGCTGTACGTCAGGAACAGGTTTCAGGCCGACGAGCGGGCGCTGCGCGAGTGCAAGCGGCTTATCTATTCCCGCATGACCATGCAGGTAACGGCCATGGCAGACGGCGAGTGGGTGAACATTGGCGATATGGTTCAGGTTCCTGACACATACGACACTAACCAACAGGCCGGTTATATCGTGTCGCGGGTCGGGAATGACTTCGAAACCAGTGAGCGCATTAATTTCTCAGGAACGATGTATGTGCAGGTTACTGATTCGTCAGGTGCCACCACTGCGCGATACCCGGCGTCTCCGCGTGCTGATACTGCGTTCGGCTTTACCGCTGCCATTCCTGATATCGACCTTAACCTCTTCGACGGCCGGGAAGTGCAGTCACCCTCACGATACGTCATTGCCACGTCACAGGAGCTTGATGCAGGGCAGTGGACTATCACGGCGAAGCAACCAGACGGCAAGGGCAGCACCTCATTAACCCTCGCTGAGTATAGCGATCTGATTTACCAATAAGACCAATCCCGATCACCCAGACCCGGCCACCGCGCCGGGTTTTTTTATGGAACTAATATGGCTACGACACCTACCAACCTGCCAGTACCGAGCGAGTCCCCGCGCGATCTGAAGTTTAACGCAGGCAAAATCGACGAGTTCGTTACGTCAGAAAATCATGTTTATGTTGACAGGTTCGGCGATGAACATCGTACAATTGAAGGTATAAATTACGATGCGAATCAGGCAATTCTGAATTATGGCTATATCACGAAGGATTCTTTTGAAGATGGCAGCACCATTAGCCTTGCTAACGAGTGCCTGCGCTGGAAGAGCAACGGGGAATATTACAGATGGGACGGAACCCTCCCCAAAGTAGTTCCCCCAGGGTCTACTCCCGATAGCACTGGCGGTATTGGTGACGGGAAGTGGGTCGGTGTTGGGGATGCCGCTTTAAGGACAGAGCTAAGCAACGGTAAATACCGCAGTGACGCATTAGCTGTAAAATATGTTCCAGGGGTCGTCATTGATAGCACGACAGATAACCGCGCAGCAGTATACGCTTACACAGGACAAATTTATGTTCCGAAGGGTGTCCAGCTACGCTGTAATTTCCTGCCAGATGATGATGTAACCAAATTCACCGGTGAAGGGAAAGTTCTTACTCGCGACCCATGGGGTAACGAGCATGTGTTTGATGTGGGTCTTGCAACCAACGGGACAGATTTTACAGCCCTTGGCACTCTTGCTCAATTTGCAAACAAACAGGGATACCCATCAACGATTGCTGATTGTCATGTCGGTATCATTGGAGATTCTATAACGGACGGAGCTTACAGCTCTGGGTGGACTGCAAACCCTACTGATGCCAGTGGTAATCTGAGCTCAACAAATTACAACCATAATCTTAATGGTGGATCATATTCATGGTTCAGGATATTCACTGACTGCCTAAACATGTTATCTGATAGCACAACAAATATCTTTAAAGGATACAACTGTGCCTCTTCAGGAAAGGCTTTAGCCACAGGTTGGGGGTATGCTAACTTTGATTATGGGTTCTTCCAGAACTCCGCATATGGAAAAACTGCGCCTGATGTTCTTTTCGTTAGCCTCGGATATAATGATAACGGTGAATTACCGACCATCGGGTTTGATCAATATTTTCACGAATTCGAAAAGATTATAAGAAAAGCATGGGGGTATGGAAGCCCTGTCTGCTTCGTTACTATGAATAATAATGATGCGCCGAAAGCATTTCTTGAATCATCAATTAAGAAGCGCATTGAGAGATTGTATCCAAAAGTTGAGTTTTTAGACCTATCATTAGCAACAACTGATGCTTATGCTGATATTGGTGCTTATTCAATATCTGAAATTGCAAAGCGTGCGGGCGGGACTGTGTTCGACCAAAGCCATCCCTCAACTGTTGGGCATGCTTACATCGGCGCATATGCAGCAAAAGAAGTATTTAAGGAAAGAGTCTATACTGCAAGGAATAATAAGAATGTCATCCCTACTACTCAGTTGTCTTTTGTAGGGTTTGGATATCCATCTGGTGCAAGGTATTTACCTTCGATAGCTAATTTGAGTGGTGGTGATTACCTGGATGCTCTCGGTGGTTGGGGGGTTATCAGCCCATCATCTGAGAATGTTACGTGCAGGTACTTTGTGTGGAGTGACTCAAGCGATATTTCAGTTACACTGTTCGAACCTTACAATCCCACCTATACAACTTCAGGCCGTGTGAACCAATTCTCTGTTATCCTTAATGATATCAGGAATGCTGCATATCTGTCAGGGCCGGTTGCGAGTAATGGCATGGCATCATTCACGGGCAAGCAGACAACAAATATCGGAATTCTTAAAAAGGGTCTCAATATTATATCCGTATCTTATGACGGGGCGCCTTCAAGAGTTTACCCTCCGGGATTAATGTTCAGGGAGCCAATGAAACCAATTTTCACTGGATTTAACTTCATTGCGCTAAATGTTGCACAAATAAAAGGTGTGTCAGGTAATGACCCTTCGGTCAATGATTTGACTTTAGGATATAGCTTATCAACACCTGACGATGAAGCTCCTGATATGGTTAATGGAGTCAAGGCATACCAGGCATCAACAGTCGATCTGGAGTCTATGCCAGTTGGCACCATGGTGCTTTTTAACTACAAACAAAAGCAGAAGTCCGGATGTGGCATAAGCAGAACAGCTACAGGTACTATCAACTTCTATACGATGAGTAATGGCACGCTAACCTCGGTAGCTACATCCTCCGTTGACGTGACAGGAAAGGTAAGAGTTATTAAAGGTGGTGACACCATCACTCTATACCCAACCTCAGGAAACTCTGTTTCGCAAAATATAAGTGGATTTTCTGGCGGTAAAACCTGCATGATGAATGCGGGAACAGCATCATTCACTGTTGCTTTGCTTTCTGCATTCTCTAAATAGTATGAACTAGCCCGTCATAATGACGGGCTATAATTCAACCAGTGAATATGGAAGTCATCCAATTTTTATATTTCTTATTGTGTAATTTACTTGATAATTGGGTTATAAGTCTATACTGGACGCTGAAAGATAAAATTGCAGCTGCGTATACTAACGCATATCTTGCTAAAAAATACATATCAACTGAATCTGTTAACATCACAAAAACTATGTGCCATAAATATATCCAGATCGAATTGGAGGAAATGAATATTATCAGCGCGCTGGCTGTGTTAATGTTTTTTGATTGTAATGTTCTCAGAGCTATTAAACAAAGTAAGGACATTGCCAGTGAATAGCTCAGATAGTATAAGCCAGGAGGGTATTTATCTATTTGAGTTTGGTAGTAGGCCGAATGGTATAAATAGTTATATAAGGCATGGCCAAGGAAAAATAACAATGAGATCGAAAATAAGCTATACATCTGCTTGCTTGTGGCGTTTAATAGTTTGGTTCCTAACAGGAAAATAAAAAAATATGGTATGACGTTAGAGAGGAAAGAGCCGAGTAGTAATATATCATTCCCACTATCTAACTCCTTATACCATTCACCAAGTATATTGTCGCTCATAAATATGATAGAAATTGAAAGTATGTATATTATAAAAACATTAATCCGGTAGAAGTTACTTGGTGTTAATATAGCAATCACTGATACCGCAAAAAACAGTCTAATAACCCATACAAACCCAAACCCTCGCGATAAAGAAAATGACGTGTATATTTCATACTCACTAAAATAAAATATTCTTATGTTAGCTGTTAAATAATAAAGATAGCTCGTAACAAACATAAACACCAAGAACACCCATGTCGGAATTATCAACCTTTTGAATCGTGAAACTATGTATGTAAGTTTTGTGCGTTGTTTATCCGATGTTAATCCGAAAGACATTCCCATTACAATGAACATCAGCGGAACATCAAAATTCCGCAATTGGAAGATGTATTCGTTAGGATTTACATGGGCTAATATTATTAATGAGAGACCTAAGAATCTAAGTGTGTCAATTATGCCATTTCGTTCAGTGGAGCCATTTGCATTAATTATTTGTTTTTTCATATCAAGCGCTAAAGAATTGACCGTAGTGGATATAGTAACTGAAAATCATCACGTCACAAACAGCATATGACTAAAGCTAATTTCAATGCATGATGAGCTTTCTTCTTAACCGTTAAGATCTCGTAATCAAGATGAGCGTGTTATGATTTTACATTAGAACAACCTGATGGTATTCAACAAGTAAATGTCTATCTAATTTAGCCACTTACAAGTCAATGCTGCCTCAGGGCTTGATCGACAATGTCGCTTAATATTACTGTGTATGCATACAGTAATATTAAGGGTGGTTAGATATGAAGCCTGCATCTCAAAGTTACAAACTTGAGCAGTTGTGTGGTGTTAACCGCTACTCATGCCTGGTTGAAACGTCAGGTGGATATGCGCTTTTTCAGCCTGATCTTGTGCCCGACAACGGAACGCGAGTGCTGGTGAATGCGTTCGGCCAGCTACAGTTCGCGGTCGTTATGGGCGGTTCGCTCATCACAGAAGGCGGTGAAAGCATAGAAGGTGATGCTTTGGATGAAGTTGAAGTTATGGGTGTGGTGACCTTCTTTATAAATGGCGCTGCGGCGCTCACAGACGACAATCCGGTGATGTGATGTTTGCCCTGGTCGATGTTAACTCATTCTATGCCAGTTGCGAGACGGTATTCAGACCAGACCTGCGCGGGCGGCCTGTTGTCGTTCTGTCGAATAATGACGGTTGCGTAATCGCACGTAGCGCAGAAGCAAAGGCTGCCGGGATTGCGATGGGTGAGCCGTTCTTCAAGCAGAAGGAATTGTTCCGGCGCGCTGGTGTTGTTTGCTTCAGCAGCAACTACGAGCTCTATGCAGATATGTCCAGCCGGGTAATGACCACACTGGAAGAAATGAGCCCGCGCGTGGAAATTTACAGCATAGACGAAGCCTTTTGCGACCTGACCGGTGTAAGGAACTGCCGGGACCTGACTGAATTTGGGAAAGAGATCCGCGCGACCATTTTACAGCGGACGCATCTTACTGTGGGTGTTGGAATAGCTCAGACCAAGACGCTGGCTAAGCTGGCTAACCATGCTGCGAAAAAATGGCAGCGGCAGACGGGAGGCGTGGTTGATCTCTCAAACGTCGACCGGCAGCGAAGGTTACTGGCGCTTGTTCCTGTGGAGGATGTCTGGGGCGTTGGCCGGCGCATCAGCAAGAAGCTGAACGCTATGGGCATCAAAACCGCACTGGACCTTTCAGAGCAGAGTACGTGGATTATCCGAAAACACTTTAACGTTGTGCTGGAGCGAACCGTCCGCGAGCTGCGCGGCGAGCCATGCCTGGATCTGGAGGAGTTCGCCCCGGTAAAGCAGGAAATTGTATGCAGCCGATCGTTTGGCGAACGCATTACAGACTATGAGCAGATGAGGCAGGCGATTTGCAGCTATGCGGCCCGTGGAGCTGAAAAGCTACGTGGTGAGCATCAGTACTGCCGTTTTATCTCCGCTTTCGTCAAGACCTCTCCATTTGCCCTTAATGAGCCGTATTACGGAAACAGCGCATCGGTAAGGCTTCTCACGCCAACTCAGGACAGCAGAGACATCATCAACGCCGCGGTAAAGTGTCTGGACAAAATATGGAAGGACGGTCACCGGTACCAGAAAGCGGGCGTCATGCTGGGTGACTTCTTCAGCCAGGGCGTGGCCCAGCTCAATCTGTTCGACGACAGTGCGCCTCGAGCTGGTAGCGAGAAGTTGATGGAAGTACTGGATCACCTGAATGCAAAGGACGGAAAGGGCACGCTCTATTTTGCCGGGCAGGGTATACAGCAGCAGTGGCAGATGAAGCGTGAAATGCTGTCGCCTCGATATACTACGAGATTTTCAGATTTGCTTAGAGTCCGATAAATTGTCTTGATGTCTTGGTCCGCTTTATTCCAGAAGGGGACGAAGAATTGCTATTGCAAAAAAATTAGTAGTTGAAAAGATGGCAGAATGAAGGAAGAATGTGCCAATATTGCTGAGGTTTAAAGGGATTTAGGGGCAAGATATGGGATTGTGTAATACAGTACAGAAAATCGTTATATCAACCATTGCGTTCAGCCTGGTCGCGGGATGTGCGCCGTTGCATCCTTCTGACTGCCATAAGACCACAGCTACGGGTAATTGCAGTTCAGGACGCTGGGATGATCAGGATGAATGGGGTAAGCAAGCTCGGGCAATCAGGGCGGCAATAAATGACAAACTTGATGAGCCTCAGAAATGGAAGGGAAAAAAATGCAGGTTGCATATTGAATTTGCTCAGGATGGCACGGCTTTAAAAATATCAACCAGCAATGGTAATAAAGCCTATTGCGAAGCGATTGAATCAGCAGCCCATAAAGCTAAATTCCCGGCCTTCAACAATCCGGAAGTCTACAGAGATTTTCAAAAATCCGGCTTTAATATGGGCGGATAGCAAGGCGATGCCTATCTAAATGTTCACTTCTCGCTCATTAAGAACGCGCCTGGTTTCTTTAACTTTTTATTGTGCTGCCTCGATTAGTTCCTGCCCCTGGTTCTTAACATTCCCCACGGCACGCGTAACGGCGTGCCAGATAAACTTGTCGGCGGGAACTGTTCCGTCGGCAATTATCTCCTCGGCTTCCTTCCCGCCAACATCCTGACGCATCCACTCCCGGGCGGCTTCTGGTGACAAAACAAGAGGACTGCGGTCGTGAATGTCGACCAGACCTTTGTCAGCAGCAGATGTCACGATCAGAAAGCCCTCAGCTTCATCGCCGCGTTCAAAAGGTGTGCTGCCGATCGCCGCCATGAATATTGGATGCCCGTCGGCCCGGTGAATGAAGTAGGGTTGTTTCTTGTCGCCTTCCTTCTTCCATTCGAACCATCCATCCGCAAAACAGATCGCCCGGCCATGCTGCCACAGAGGTTTAAACATTCTGCTGGTGGCCGCGGTTTCGACGCGCGCGTTTATCAGGGGTGCTTTATCCCACCACCCGGGCGCGTAGCCCCAGAACACCGGATCGAGATGTAACTGCTCATCGCGTTCGCTCAGCAGCAGCACTTTGGTGCCGGGCGCCACGTTGTACCGGCTAATAGGTTCCGGGTCATATGCAATGTCGCGATCGCCTTCATCGGCAAGGTAGGCCAGATATTCTTCACGGGTTTGTGCTTGTGCAAAACGTCCACACAT